CATCTACAACGCCGGAAAATGAAATTGCTAGATGGTTTTATCCACTTATGCCTAATGCTATTTTTGCTGTACCTGAAATAGTGGAGCAAATTTTAATAATAAGAGAAACAACAAAACTAAATTCAAGAGGTTATTGGATAGGTAGAATAAATGATACAGATAATGTTAGTTTAAAATTAGCCAATAATCATAGTGTAATGACCAATCCCAGCCCAACAGCAAGATATGGGATGCCTTTTGATGTACAGAAAGTAAACTCCAGATCCGAGCAACCATCTGCAGCTAACGGGTCAAAAATGATACAAATACCTGCTAGTTTAGGTGATGTAGTTGTGCAAGGAAGAAATGGAAGTTTTTTAAGAAACTCATATAATCCACTTTATAATCAAAAGCCAGGCGTTTTAGAAATGGGGATTTTAGAGTCCAGAGTTTATAGACCCTCTGGTTTGCCCACTCTTGGATCTACAAAAACAAAAACTGTACATCTTGCTGATACTATACCTATTGACATAAGCAATTCATTAGAAAAAGAGTCAATAGATGTTGAATCTGGTGATAAAAGAAATTTTATTCTAAACATAAGTGATGAAACATACAACTTTTCAAGAGCTATTGATGCTGAAGCAAAAATGCATCGTTTAGTGTTAGGAGAAAAGTTAAATAAGTATTTTGAAGACCAAAATTTTGTAATTCAAGGTCTTATTAATGTCTCAAAATCATTGGTATCAACAATAGATGATTTATTTAATTCTTATGTTGACCATGAGCACGCCTTACCAGAAATAAACATTGACATACCAGATAAGGAAGTGCTTGATAAACAAGTAATAAATAGAGGCGTAAAACTTGTGCCTCAGCCTTCAAAAAGGGTTTTCGTCCCAGCGTCTAGAGTAAGAGTGCCCGGCAGCGGCGATGTTTATGAAACAGTTACAGAAACCCCAGCAAACAGCCCTCCTGTTAAGACTCGCAAATTAGTGGCAAAAGGAACGCCAGGCGCTACAGTAACTATACCCTCAAAGTTTATTACTGTTCCGACACCACCGAAGTCTGTAAATTTGGGTTATAGAACAGTTGTAAAAAGAAGAAGAATAAAGTTTGATGACATAAGTGTTGGAGGAAAAGATAATCCACGATTTACTGTACCAATAGAAACAGATGAAAGAACAGAAAAAGTGCAACAAGATGTCAACAATATTCTTGATAGATTTGACAGAACAAAACAGCAGTTTACTGCTCTTCTAACTCAACTTGAGAGCAATCTAAGCAAAAGACACTTTATAAACTAAGAGAAAGTTAATGGGCGTTAATTTAAAATTTCCTTTGAGGTCTTATCGTAAAGGCTTTTTTGAAATGAATAACACAACAATAGATGCAGTTAAGGAAGACATAAAAATACTTCTAATGACCAAAAAAGGCGAAAGAGTTGTAAACCCAACTATTGGTACTAACATTCCTATTCTATTGGGTGAACTTTTTGAGCCCATAGAAAAAAGAGAAATGGAAGCAAGAATAGGTGCAGAAATAAGGTCTGCATTAGAGACATGGATGCCCTATGTTACAATGGATGAAATTGAAGTTTTTAGCGCGGAAGATGCACCGTATGGCACAAACATAAATGAAAATGATATTTTAGTAAGGATGGCCTACACATTGCAAGATGCTGGAGGTATTAGAGATTCTATTCAGTTATCATTTCAAAATGCACCGACATAGAGAGTATAAATGAATTATCAATCAACAAGACAAGGCACAAAACAGATTGCCGATGTCAATTATTTATCAAAAGATTTTGATTCAATAAAATCAGATTTGATAGATTATCTAAGAAGATATTTTCCAGATGACTATCAAGACTTCAATGAAGCATCAGGCGGTATGGCTATTATAGAGTTGTTGGCCTATCTTGGCGATGCTATGTCATTCTATATTGACAGACAGGTAAATGAGGGCTTTATAGAAAGAGCTATTGAAGAGAAAAACATTTTTTCTTTGGCTCAAAACTTGGGATACAAACCAAAGTTTTCAAGACCAGCAGTTGTTAATCTATCACTTAGTGCTATTTTTGATAATACTACTTCGGCTGATTCAATGTTTACATTAAAGAAGGGCACTAAGGTTGTTACTAACTTTGAGCCTTCGGTACAATTTGAAACCTTAGTAGATGCAGATTTTTCAAGGCCAGAAAACAGAATGGTGGAAAGAATCAACTCCTCACAAACAAGAGTTTCCATAACAAGTGTTTCTGCTATTGCTGGCTCAACTAGAACATTCTCCTATAAAGCATCAAATGCCGTACCTTTTTTGAAACTGACATTGCCTGATAATAACATAACAGAAGTTGTCTCTATTACATCTTCCGATGGTAAAGAATATTTTCAAGTTGATAATTTGGCTCAAGGAAGTGTTTTTACGGGAGAAATTAATAGCACATCATCAAGCTCGGATTCTCAATACATTTTACAATACAAGAAGATACCTTATAGATATACAACCGAAGTCAGTGCTGACGGCACAACTTCTATTGTATTTGGCTCTGGTACTACCGATCTGGAAGACTCTGAGATAATACCTAACCCCGAAGACTATGTATTGCCACCAAGTCTTAGAGGTGCACCATCGGGTTTTGCACCAGCTGTGGTTGATTCGTCAAACTTTTTAAAAACCAAAGGTTTAGGTTTTGCACCAAGAGATGTGAATATTGACATAAAATACAGGTATGGTGGTGGTAATCAAACTAATGTTGGCCCAAGGACACTAAAGACATTCTCATCAAGAATAGTTTCTTTTAATAATTCTAATTTTCTTTCAGTATCGTCCAGCGTAGCTAATAGTATTCTATCAACACTTTCTGTAGAAAACGTACAACAAGCCACTGGTGGAAGTAATAGAGAAAGTAGGACCGCTATAAAACAAAATGCATTACAATATTTTAACTCTCAAAATAGAGCGGTCACACTACAAGACTATCAAGTTAGGGTGTTGTCTATGCCAACAGAGTTTGGGTCTGTGTTTAGGAGTTATGCCCGTAAAGACCCAGCAAATGCGTTGGGTGTAGAGTTGATAACTATAGCAAGGAATGCAAATGGCTTTTTAATACCCCCAACAGGTGTCTTAAAAAATAACATAGAAACATACATACAAAAATTCAAGTCGTTTTCTGACACTATAAAACTAACAGATGGTAAGGTGTGTAATATAGGTGTTGACTTTACTATTTTACCTATGCCTGATGCCAATGCTAATGACGCTCTTGTCGAGTGTTTTATCTTGCTTAGAAGATTATTTATTGCAGAAAACACAAACTTTGGTTCTACTCTAATAGTGCCTAACTATCTGGCAAGACTACAAGCATTAGAAAAAGTAAGGTCGGTTGTAGACTTTAAGTTTACAAACATAAACACAAATCAAGACAACAGAACTTATTCCGCTTATGATTTTGACATTAAGGCAAATACTAAAAATGGTGTTTTGTGTTTTCCAGAAGATGTTTGTTGGGAGCTAAAATATCCAAACTTTGACATAGTAGGGAGAACAACATAATGTCTATTGCCAGAGCTTATGCCGATAAAGATACTTGGATAACAGAACAATCTGTTACTTCTAACTTTGGTGAAACACCTATCTTAGAAGTGTGGAATAAGTTTAATGATGTAACTCAAAGAAAAGAGTTTGCAAGAATACTCATGCGTTTCTCTCTGTCATCATTGAGTGCTGACATTGTGAATACTGGAAGATTGCCAGACCCAAGAACAAATACAACTGTTTCAGCCTTTATCAACATAAAGAATGTAAAACATAGCGAGCAACAGGCTGTAAACTTTGACTTGATGGCTGTGCCTCTTACTACTGGATGGATGGAAGGTAGAGGTCTTGATAATGACAACTTTACAAACACTGGTTTTGCGAATGCTATTAGTGCTACAAACACAATGCCATGGAATTTCAATCAAGGTCAAACTGGAGCTGGCACTTACATAGGTGCAGCTAGTAGAGTTTATGACTCCAATAGTGCTACTCAGTTTTTTGAAAGTGGTGAAGAAGATTTACGAATGGATGTTACCGACTACTTCAAAGCGTATTTAGACTACTCAACAGGGACATCTATTGCTGATGGAGGAAGTGCTGATTATGGTTTTCTTATTCGTATGACCGATAAGTATGAAGCAAAAGATTCAGCAGAGGCTCTAGCGGCAGGGTCTATCTCTTCTATTTCTGCGACGAGTTTTTACACCAAAAAGTTTTATAGTAGAGAAACAAACACTCGTAAGAGGCCATACTTTGAGTTGGTGTGGGAAGGAGCCATCAAAGATAATAGGGATAATATAAAGTTTTCTAAAACTGCCGACCTATTCTATTATAGTCTTATTGATGGAGAGTTGACAGACCTAAATGGCACAGGCCCATTTCCTGGCCATGTCACCCTTAGCGCTAATGGTGTAGGTATGTTGACAGATGCTGCATCTGGAATGGCACTTACAGCGTCAAGATTTTCCAAAGGTATCTATAAGGTTAACATAGGCACAGCAACAAATGCCGATGGTTATCTAAACCTAACAGGTATAAACTTGGGACTATCATCATCAACATCATTTACTGATAGTTGGACAGTAACAACTGCCGGTGAATATAGGACAGACTCATTCTCATTTCAATGTCTACTACCCACTTCTGGTTATGGAAACTATGTTACCTCTAACCATGTTGTAACAATGCCTAATCTAAATGACCAGTATGACCCAACAACCAAGGCAA